CGCGCGCGCCGTGATGAAGACGGGGCGCCCCCGCCGCGTCGATGCCGTGCCGCTGGGCACTTCCGCGAGCGCTCGCGGGGCTCTGCCGCAGGTGCGCGACACGACCGACTACAACGCCGCCGCCCGCCGCGCTTGGGTGAAGGACATTGCCCGCCGGAGCGGCGTGCAGCTCATCGAGGGTACCGATTTCACGCAGGTTGAGCGCGACGCTTACAACGCGCTTGTCGAGCGCCGCACCGCGTTCACGCATCTGACCAGCAACACCGATGCGGTTATCCCCGTCGAGCTTCAGACGCAGATTTTCACGCTGATTGACAACACAGCTGTTCTCTACGGAGATATCCACAAGGACAACTTCCCGCATCAGTTCGAGCTTATCCGCCATAAGAGCATCAAGGCTGGCGACGCTGCGAAGACCGACGAGGGAGCCGCGCCCGCCGATGAGGAGCAGAACGAGTTCGACCCCATCACCCTTACGGGCGAGGAGATCAAGAAGACCGTGAAGATGAGCCGTAAGATGGCGGTTCAGTCTATCAACGGCTTTGAGCAGTACATCGTCAACGAGACTGGCGCGCGCCTTGCCGTCGCCGCCAACGCGCGTGTCCACGCCAAGACTGTTGATGGCACGCTCGGCATGGATTCCGGCAACAAGATTAACTGCGCCACCGCTGGAACGCTTGCCAAGGCGGATATTACCAAGCTTCTCGGCCTGCTCTACACCTACGGCAACCCTGCGCCGAAGGGCTGCATTATCTACGCCAACGGCAACACTATTTGGAACCACATTGCTATGGTCGAGGATGCCAACGGGCGCTCTTACTTCGTGGACGAGAAGACCGAAGACCCCGCCGTTGAGGGTCATATCTTCGGCAAGCTCGTTAAGCGCGACGATTCTATGGCAGATGGCATCATCAAGGCTGGTTATCCCGACCTGTTCCGTGGAAACATCTTCGACGGCGTGGACGTTACGCCCTATGTCGAGCCTGGTACGCAGAAGCGCTGCTTTGACGGCTACCTGCTCTTTGACGGCGGCCTTGTCGTGCCTAAGGCTTTCGGACAGCTCACCATCGGCACCGCCGCAAAGTAACGAGGTGGTGACAGATGGCAGAGAAGCCGAAGCTGCTTGACGCGTGCCGCGAAGCGCTGAGGATTCCCGCCGACTGCACCGACTTTGACGCTGAGATCGAAGACCTCATCGAAGCCGCCCGCGCCGCGATGCGCGCGGGCGGCGTTGCCGATACCGTAGCCGCCGACGATTCGAACAGCACGGTTCGGCTCGCGGTGAAGGTCTACTGCAAGGCGAACTTCGGCATGGACAACCCCGATGCCGACCGCCTTACTCAGAGCTTCGACGATCTGCTAACCATGATGCGCGGCAGCTCGGAGTTCGGGGGCGTGAAATGAGCATGTGGGCTGGCACGTGCCAGCTCATCGCTAAGACCGTCAAGAAGGACGAATACGGAGTGCAGCAGACGGAGGAAACAAAGCGCAAGGTGTTCTGCAACGTCTTCTCTATGGGCGACGCGGCCTATTACGCCGCCGCTGCCGCTGGCGTACACCCCGAAGCCGTATTGCAGATTCGCAAGAGCGCATACGAAGGTGAGCGGCTAGTCGAGTTCGACGGCGCGCGGCTCACGGTCGCGCGCGTTGACAGGTCAAGCCCCGACTTCGTGCGCCTGACGCTCGCTGAGGTGGTGGGCGACCGTGGCTGAGCAGAGCATCGAGCGGTTCATAAGCAGCTGCATGAAAGAGTGCGTGGAAGACAACGTTTCCGCGCTCGCTGAGAACGCGGGCGAAGCCGGAAGGCGCGCCGTAAAGCTGTTGAAGCAAGAAAGCAAGGTGCGCACCGGTGCTTACAAGAAGGGTTGGAAGGCCGACGTTAAGACCGATGAGACGGGCACCGAATGCACCGTGCACAACCGGCGATACCAGCTAACGCACCTGTTGGAGAACGGCCACCAGATCACGAACCAGACTGGCGAGGATTACGGCACCGTTCCCGGCGACGGCGTTATCAGGAAGGTTGCAGACCAAGTGGCGCGAGAGTTCGCGGAGATGGGGGGCGACGGACGATGATTGAGCTAAAGGCGCTCTGCGGCGTTCTCGATTCGCTCGGCATCCCGTGGGCTAACCAGCGCTTCGCTGACGGTGAGGAACCGGCACCGCCCTTCATCTGCCTTGTCGCGGGCCACAACGAAGCGGCCTACGCGGACAACGGCACCTACCTTTCGTGGATGCCCTACGATATCGCGCTCTACACGCGGCACCGCGACTACGCGAACGAGAAACGCATACGCGATGCACTCGAAGCCGCAGAGTGCCCGTTCACGCTGAGCATCACGAACATTGATTCAGAAGAGCTTACCGAAGCGGCGTTCACCGTGAACGTCGCCGAGAGTTAGGAGAAAACAAATGGCACGAAACGGATTCTTCGGCGTGAAGAACTCGCATTTCGCGATCTGCACCGACGAAGACGCGCTTACCTACGAAGACCCCGTGCACGTCGCGGGCACCGTCGCTATCAGCATGGAGCCGACCGTTGAGACGGCTTCTAGCTACGCCGACAACGAGGTTTGGCTTGACAAGCAGCAGGACAACGGCGGAAGCGGCACCATGAGCTTCTACGACACCGAGGGGACGGCTGAGCTTCGCCAGCTCATCGCAGACCTCGTGGGCTACGAGATCGCGCAGGACGGGCGAACCATCCTGAGCGCAGACCGAACGCCTAAAAAGTTCGCCTTCATGTGCGAGCAGCCGGGGCACGTGCTCGGTCGCCGCCGCTGCCTTCTCATGTGCCAGCTCTCGAAGCCGACGCAGGAGCTTAACACCATTCAGGATACGCCGGAGATTACGCAGCTCGATTACCCGTTCACGTGGCGACCCGTCACCATCCCGAGCACCGACATTCGCACGAGCGGCTATGACAGCTTCACCGGCCTTGCCGATTACGACACCTTCTTTGATGCGGTCGATATCGAGCTTGCGCACAAGACCGAGTAGACCGCATAGGAGGTAGCGAATGCTTATCAATGTTGGCGAAAAGAGCTACGAAGCGACATTCAACGCGTTCACGCCGATTGCCTATTCTCGATGCTTCAATGAGGTTGTCGAGGGCGGCAGGAAGCGCCCGAAGGACATTGCGGACGCAGTTTCCAAGATCGCCGGTTCTCTCATGACTAGCGACGTGCCCGCTATCGTCCCGCTGCTCGAAATCTTCTACGCGTGCATCAAGACCGCAACGCCGAAGTTTGATATCGGATTCGATGAGTGGGTTTCTTCCTTCCCACCGGACGCGTACAACTTGGAGCGCAGGGACGGTTGGGCTTCCGACGTGATGCGCATTGTCGAGGACAACTTTTTTCCAAGCGCCGCGAAAGATGCAGTGGAAGCCGAGGGAGCCGAAAAGGCCA